CCTGTGGTGATTGCCTGTATATCAGCCAATTTCACACCACGAACCCCGATTATCATAGCAGATGTATCACTTGTGCTGACCCCACCAAATGATATTTTCTGCGGTGACATACCCTTTTTATTCGGTTGAAAATATTTACTAGCAAACGCATATTCATCACTGGTTACACCAAAGTATTCACCAATGTTTTCCAAGGCAACTGCTGAACCCCCAGTAAATTCTACAACTTGACCCACAGGGGCAAGATAATTCGCCGTAAATACACGACCCATTAAATCACGCTGACGAATAGTTTCACCACCACCCACATCAGATACAATATTTATATATTTGTTTTGCGATATAGCCATTTTTTATATCCTTTCTGTTTCTATTTCAATGTTAGCAAAATTCACATCGGTTTTCAATAGGTTTTGCCCCACCACCAATGTAAAATCAAACTGTGGGAATTTTTCTTTCAACCCACTATCAGTTTCATAATCCAATTCACGCATATCTGTGCTTCGGATTACTTCCAACCAATCCTCCCCAAAATAACTTTTCTTCCCAACCCCATACCGACCAACACCACGAATATCCGAACCTAAATCCGTGTCCGCATTTACACACCCCTGTAAATATTCAATAACATCCGAACTAGTCAAGGTCGATATAGTATCAGTATTCGGGTCACGCTGTTTGAACGCACCCACCTGAATCAATAATTCTTCATACCAAACACTCGACTCAACCCATTGATTACCCACCTTGACGAGCTTTGTCCCTTGTGTCCCAAACCGCCTACGGCTGATTATATCCACATATACCGTGTTATTCTGTAAACCCTGAATGGTCGGCTGATTCAAACTGGCAACTTGCCACGAACCCCCCAAACCATATTCATCAAGCATCAACTTGATTCCGACTATCAATTTATCCAATATTTCATTCCGACCGTGATATCCACTAACTTCCATAATTCTTTGCCCTCCGTAATAATATACGATTCCAATTTTGGTTAGGATAATCATACCATCTATCCGACTTGAATATGTTGAATACCTCACCCGCAGTATTGATAATTAAATCATTACTTTGAACCTCCGCCACAGATACCGCATCACCCTGCAATACACATACAAATATATCCCCAGTATTCGCAATTCCTAACTTATACAAGGTATCCGCACTTGCGGGCTGAATACTTCCATCTACTTCCACAGGGTCGGCATAAGTATTTACCATTAACCCAATCCTATTCGGGCTTACCCCAGTGAACTTCTTATATGTGATTTTCTGCGTTGGAATAGCCCTTAATGCCGCCTTTAACACATTTATCATAACCCTTTGACCTCCTCTGCCTTATAACTCACACTATTAACCATAAATTCGGTATCTATCAATGGTTTATTCCGACCCTTTCTTGCGATGGTTGAATCCGCATTACGAACATAATGCCCATTCCATATTTGACTCTGAATCTCCGACACAACCTTTTCACCAAACAATCTTAATACTTTCATTGTGTCTTTCTTATCCTTTATCGCCTGTTTATACTTTGACCGCAAAAAAGCATTCAATTCCGCTTTCTTCTCAAATACCGCAGGTCGCATAAACGGTCTTTCAGGGACACCTATCCCGAACTCATTCCATCTCGCCACTTGTGCCACATAGGTATCATCATCATATTTCGATGTATCGAAAAAACCAACACGAACCACCCCCTCTTTGAATACACGAGGTTTTATCTTATCATTTTTCCGAAAATCGACTTTCATTACCACTATCTCACCCCCCAAGGTCTTAAATTTCCAACCCAATAAATACCCGCAGGATTATTCGCCTGTAATAATGCCCAATACATCTTCCCATACGGTGTCGATTGTATCCATTGTTCGAATGAATTATTCGCAATTACACCCTGAAAAGCCACACTCACACTTTCAATCGAGGCACTAGTCAATACCCCACCACCATTTCCATCACCCTGCGAATTACCTTGCCCATCAATCGCACTTAATGTTATCAAATGGCAGGTCATATATTCTATCGCCAATACACGAACATCATCACGAATCCGACCGCTTACTGTCGATATATACATTGTCGCCATCGTAATAAACCGCTGAATATATTCATTGGGATATTTTACAGAGTTCCCAAATTCAGGGAACGCATTCCTTAAATTTTCAACTGTCACGGTTACTGACATCTTTCCCCCTTTACGAATTAACGGGGCGGGCTTTACAACCCTGACCCCGCTATCACACCTTGAACCAAGAACAACACAACAAAAATTACTTTACCAATTCATCAGGATTGACAATTGGCGGTTTTTGACCCTTCTTTTCAAAATCTTCCGCTGTCAACTGTGCAGACCCATCTTTTATTGCATCACCATTTTCATCTTTCTCTACCACATCGGCTTTCTTTTCCGCATCTGCCTTGGTCTTACACACTTTGACCCATCCCCTTTCTTGGTGACGCTTAAACGCTGTATTGCTTTCCAAAAACTTCAATTCTGCCGCACTTACTTCCGTAATAACACCATTGGGCGTTTCCATAGTTTTCTTATCCAATACATTCGCACCACCCTTAATAATAACTGAAAACTTCTTGACATTCAGACCATTACGCCCTTTCTGCCAATCACAATATTCATTATCTTGGGATGCTTTACTTACAATATATGCCATTGTTATCTCCTTTCTTTTAATTAGGACGAATACATCATAGCACCCGTCCTAACCAAAAGCAAGTTTATATTAACAACCTGTAAAACGGGCTACCCCGATTGGCACACGCAACAGAACACCCGCTGTGGCATTGGAATAACATTCCAAGAACCCTTTCGCTTTCTGTTCGACACCAATCAAACGCAACGCATCCTGCATATACTGACCGATAACTTTCATTCCGGCAACAGATTCAGCCATCAGATACGCAACATTATCACCCAAATTTGCACCATCCAATTGGACAGCAGATTCTACACGGCATTTCGGATAGGTCTTACCCAACCAATCCCAAACAGATATTCCACCCAATGGATTAACTGTCTGCAACGCATCGATACAAGATACACCCAATGCCAAAACAGATGCATCACGTTCTGGTTTAAAGTTATTACCAGTTTTGACACGCAAAGCCGCAAACATATTCTTGATATCTTCAACGATTTCATTGAATGTTTTTGTCATCCATTCAGATGTTCCTGCCGCACCGTTTGGCAACGATGTATAAGCAGGCATATTCGGGTCATTCAACAAACCATAGGTTTTATTAACACCCGCATTGTATCCATAGAATGCAATATCATTCGCAGAGATAGCCAATGCCAAGGATGCTCCGTGGCGTTTAGAACCTTGTGCATCAATACGCTGTTTTGCCGCTCTTGCCGCTTCCAATTTACCAACTTCGACATCTTGTTCCATACGAACAATTGTACGGCGTTCGTAATTCACATTAAAATCAGCAAGATTCAATGTGGTTTTATCCCCATACGGGCGAACTTGACCTGTATATTCGATAACTGGTTGAATGATTTCTTCATCTTCCCAAGAACCTGCAAAATCACGACCCAAAATCGCATCAGCATCACGGGACGCTGTAACGACTTCAACCATTTCAGGAATCCAAAATTGCAGGAACTGAACTGGTGTCATATTCGATGGCGTGGTCTGTAAGGTTGGTGCCGCATCAGTGGCATACGCCTTAAATTCACGCAAAGCATTCTTTGTATAATGAATACCCAAAGCATCGATTGTCGTTTCGGTGGTTTTAGAATCCATCGCATAAGATTTTACTTTATCCGCAGGGATTGAAAATTTAACATTTGTTTTCATCTATTTACCCCTTTTGTTTAACCCAATTGCAAAACCGAATATTCTTTCGCCAAAGCATCCACAATAACGAACTTTGAATTCGGGATTTCGATATAACCACTAACGGTTGCACCTGATGTGCCTGGTTTCAAAGCACCAGTTGTTTCATTATAAAAACAAGCATCACCAACCGACACAGCATCAGCCAATTTCAGGACAATACGACCCATTGTTGCACATTGGGCAATATCACCTTCACGGAATGCCATAGACGCACCGATACCATTAATGATATATTCTTTCGTATTCACAGCAATACCCGCAAATACACCATTACCACCTAAAACCGCTTTTGACGGGTCTGTTGAATCGACAGTATATGCCAAAGCAATAGCACCTTCTTCAACGGTATAAGGGTCAACACGGCGAGGGGAATTGTCATAGAACGAACCCGGAACGCCGAACGCTAACTTTTGATTTACTGTTGTTTGCATCTTTCTTTCCTTTTGTTTATTTCAAATATTCTATCAGACCTTCATCTTCCGTAATGGCAGAATCTGTTCCGAAAACGAACACAGCCGAATCTTCCGATTTTTTGGTTTCATCATCCTCATCTTCATCCTCGGTTTCTTTTTCCTTGGATTCATCATCGGAATCATCGCCATCTTCTGATTCTTTCTTTTCCTCGTCATCCTTTTCTTCATCTTTGGCAACGAGTTTTTTAATGTCGTCAGCCATATCTTTGACAACCGACATCAATTCCTTGATAGAATCCGCAGTTTCTTTCTTTTCATCATCATCTTCATCTTCGGATTCTTTCTTTTCTTCATCTTCGTCCTTACCGCATTTATCCTCGGTCTTTTTTTCATCTTCCTTTTCATCGGAATCTTCGGACTTTTTTTCCTCTTCCTTTTCATCCTCATCTTCGGTCTTGGCTTTTTCTTCCAATTCGTCCAATATGGATTTCATTTTTGGGTCAGCGGCATCAAACACACCGGCAAGAACACCACGGACATCATCTAACGCAATAAACATATTACTTCCTTTTGTTTCCTTTGATTCTATTATGCCACTTTCGTCCATTGTTTTCAAGGGACTTTCGAATCCACCCAAATCAAGTGAATCCATTGTGCATTTATGGTCGAACACTTTCACATCCGAACCACATCTTCCGGCATCCACAAGGGCTATATGATTTCCGACCATATCATACTGGACATAATCATAAACCTCACCCTTGAAAACACCCCTTTCCTTTTTGTATTTGCAAAAATACCCCAAGGACAATTCTTTCTTGCCATTTTCAATATTCTGTTTCAGTTCTTCCGAATACACCGTAATATCCGCATACAAAACACCATTTTCAAAAACAGGATTATTGATAACACCTTGAACGGGTCTATCATCAATCGCAGTGAACCCTTCCCCTAACATTTCGTGGTCGTCAATAAACGGCTTTGGCGGATTATCCCAAGTTTCAACACTATCATTTAATGTTGACGCAGGACGATATACTTTATAAATCTTGTTTGGCTCGCACTCATCCGATATGGTATGCCCTAAATATGGGAACACACCCTCTTTGCTTATCGGATTGTGTTTGATGAACCAAAATCCATTTCCATCAACTTTTTTACTCATAATCCTTTCCTTATACTGATATTGTGCCACATTCAGTTTTATTTTTCAAACAAAAAAAATACCCCTGACGAATCAGGGATATTACCCACGACAACACACAAACTTATTTTTTACCCTTACGGGCGGTTTTCTTTTTGAACTTACCTTTCACCGCAGTTTTTTCCAAAACCTTTTTCTCGGCAATTTTTTTACGGCAAAATAACCGCTTAATCCAATTAATCAACTTTCTTAACATTTTTTTCCTCCAATGCTAACCGTAATAATCCAAGGTGCTTATCCAAATGCGAATCAATCCGCCCAAGAATATCACCATTACCCACCGACATATCCTTCATTCCATTTATGGTTTGGTGACACATCATTATCACCGCTTGGACATTCGATAGAATTTCCCGATTATCATTCCCAATTTCACTTGGCACATAAAATGCCGCATTCGCATTGATTTCAACACCCCGTGGCACTTCATTGTTTGACCGCAACAAGATTGATTCCTTGATTTCATCCAAAAAATCATCCAATGGGTCACTTATTTCATCCATCCATTCGTGTAAAGGTTTATAATCTATCCCCCTGAACGAATAATGGGCATCTTTACAGAATATTTGTAAAGCAGTTAACTGATTAACCAATCCCAACATTTAATATCCTTTTATTCCTTTATAGCATATCCGATACATTTTTTCAATCATCAAAAGTTATGACTGGCGCCAACTTACAATGGCAGTTGCTATTCCAATGAACTTTATTCTTATATTTAATCAATAATGTATGGTTATCCTTTACACCAATATCGTATGTAAAATCATTATATTGATTTATCATCTTTTTTAATGATTTCAAATTGAAAAACACATTCTTTTTCTCTGACACAGTATAAACATCATAATTTATTTTGTATTTCCCATTCTTAAACTGAATCTCTTTCCCTTTTTGTTTTGTAATTCTCTGATTCACCGCAAATCCGGTTTTTATTATCAATTCGACCAAATCATCCGCCATTCTCTTGCTGACCGTTTTATAATTGTTATATTCATACCCACAAAAAAGATTTTT